TTTGATTCTCCTTTCCAGTAGCTACAAAAAAACCGCTCACAGCATTCCGGCCCCCTTCGGAATGCGTAAACGGAGGTTCAGCATATTCCGCAAAAATGCGGCATCCCGTATATCGTAGCACAGGCGCAAACCGTTGTCAACGCTTGATTTTTCAACTGTTTTGATATGTCTGAACAGGACATTGTTATTCACCGTGCAGCCATGGTAAAGTGATAGCGTCCCAAAGCAGGGAGACGGACAAAAACCTCCCGGGGAAACAGGACATTGTAATTCATCCCTCCCCCGTGATAAAGTGATACCGTCGAAAAACGAACACAGCAGGGAACGCCCGCCAACCGGGTCGTTCCCTGTTTGCATTGAGGGAGGGAGCGATGACAGCCAAAAAAGCCAAAACCGAAATGCTGGAGGCGGCCGGTCTGCTGGCGGAGGGAAAATCCGCAGCGGAGGCAGCGCGTATACTGGGCCGCTCGGAAAGCACCATCCGCCGCTGGATGCGCGATGAATCCGCCCGGGAAGCCTACCGCGAGGCCATTCTGCGCACCGCGCTTGTCAGCTATGCCCGCGCCGTCAGGCGGCTGAGCGATCAGGTGGACGCGGACAACGAGGCCGTGGCCCAGCGCGCTGCCAAGGATTTGATCGATCGCTTCGGCGACGTCATCATGCAGGAGCGCGACCGCGAAATCGTGGTGCGCGTCATCGGCGCGCCGGAAATCGGCATGCCGGAGGAACCGCAGGAGGAAAACGAATGAAGGAGTACCGCATATCCTACGACCCTACGCCCAAGCAGCGTTTGTTTCACGCCTCCCGCGCGGATGAAGTGCTCTTCGGCGGCGCGGCGGGCGGCGGCAAGTCGAAGGCCATTGTGATGGACGCGCTGCTGCGCTGCCTGCTGTACCCCAAAACGCATGCCTATGTATTCCGCCGCACCTACGGCGAATTGGAGGATACCATCATCCGCGAGGCGCGCGACAGCTACCCGGACGGCCTTGGCAAATACAACGCCGCCCGGCATGAGATCGAACTGCCCAACCGCTCGGTCATCCATTTCCGCCACTGCGCGCACCGGGACGACCGCTTCCTTTACAAGGGCGCGGAAATCCAGTGGCTCTATTTTGACGAGCTGACCAGCTTTGAGGAGGAAATCTACGACTTCCTCAAAACCCGTCTGCGCGCCAAAAAGGCGCTGGGCGTGCGGCCCTGCGTGCGCTCCTCCTCCAATCCCGGCGACATCGGCCATGCATGGGTCAAAAAGCGCTTTGTGGACGCCGCGCCCGCCATGGAAATCTTCTCCCGCGAGGTCGTCAGCTGCGCCAGCCATAAGCGCAAGCGCTACCGCATGCAGTACATCCCCAGCCTTGTCACCGATAACCCATACATCGGCGAGGATTACCTCTTCCAGCTGGAAAGCAAACCTGCCGCGCTGCGCAACGCTCTTCTCTACGGCGACTGGAACGCCTTCGAGGGACAGGTGTTCATCGAATGGGCGGACAGGCCCGAGCACTACCGCGATCAGCTGTGGACGCATGTGGTGGAGCCCTTCGCTATCCCCGATCACTGGCCGCGCTACATGAGCTTTGACCACGGATACTCGAAGCCCTTCAGCGTGGGCTGGTGGGCGGTATCGCCATACGGCACTGCCTACCGCTACCGCGAATGGTACGGCTGCGAGCCGGGACGCGCCAATCAGGGCGTCAAATTGACCCCGCGCCAGATTGCCGACGGCATTCTGGAACGCGAGCAGTACGAGCGCGACAACAACATCCGCATCGACCGCATCGCCGACCCGGCCATCTTTGACCGTTCGCGCGGCGACAGCGTGGCCCAGCTGATGGAGCCTGAGGGCAATCATCCGGGCCTGTTCTTCCGTCCCGGCGAGCATAACCGCCTCTCCGGCAAGATGGAAATCCACGAACGTCTCCGCTTTGATGAGGAAGGTCATCCGGGGATGCAGGTCTTTTCCACCTGCCGCGATTTCATCCGCACCCTGCCCGCGCTGCCGTATTCCACCCGCGCCGTGGAGGATGTGGATTCCGAGGCGGAGGACCACATCTACGATGAAACGCGCTACTTCTGCATGGCCAGACCCGTCAAGGCAAGGGAGAAAAAACGTGCCGCCGCCGTGTACGACCCGTACCGCGAGCGTAACGATTAAGGAAAGGAGCCCCCAATGAGTACCGAAGAACGTAACCTTCGAGAGGAAGCCTACAGCCGGCTGCGCATCTGGCGCGACGGCTGCCGCGAAATCCACGAACGCGCTAAGGAGGCGCGCAGCATCCTGCTGTTGCAGGATCCCCGTCAGGACGCGCAGACGGCCTCCCGCCGCAAGGACAAGCGCACCCTGCAATTGCAGACCCTCAAATCCACCTTCAACAACTGCGTGGCCGATCAGATGGACAACATGCCCGAGGCGCTGCTGCTGCCCGAACGCGCCGGTCTGGAGGCCGTGGCCGAGGATTTGAGCGACATCGTGCGCCATGTGCTGGCCTCCAACGACTTTGAAGCCCTGCACCGCCGCCGCGTGGAGGATTGCTTCTCTACCGGCACGGCGGTCACACAGGTGGCGTGGGACCGCGATCTGGACGGCGGACGCGGCAATATCGCCCTCATCCGCTGGCCGATTGAAGCCTTCCTGTGGGATCCGTCCTGCGAAAATTTGCAGGATGGCCGCGCGGTGTTCAAAATCAGCTGGCATCCCATGAGCTGGTTCAAACAGCACTACCCCGAACAGTATCTGGAAATCGGCAGCGATGAAGCCGAGTACAGCGGCCTTGGCATGGCTGCCGCGCAGGAGGCCGTCCGTCCCGCAGATGAAAACCGCGCCATGCTCATCGAGTACTGGTATCGCCTCTACGATGCGCAGAAGCGGCGCTACACCGTCAATGTGGCCTATCTGGCCGGCGGCGCGCTGCTCTCCAACACCACGGACGTGTACCGGCACGGCATGTACCCCTTCATTCTGGATGTGTACACGCCCATCGAGGGCCTGCCCGTGGGCGACGGTCTGGTGCAGGAGCTTGCGCCCATGATGCGCTATGTCAACCGCTACGCCAGCTACATCGATATGAACCTGCGCATGGCCTCCAAGGGACGCTTGCTTATCGACCGCAACGCGGGCATCGACAAGGAGGCCCTCATGAACTGGGAAACCGACGTGGTCGAGGGCGACCGCATCGATCCCAGCGCTCTGCAGTGGCTGCAGACCCAGCCCTTTACCGGCATGGTCACGCGCCAGATGATGCAGCTTCAGGCCGATATCAAGCAGGACAGCGGACAGAACCAGTTTGCCCGCGGCGAAACGGTGGGCGGCGTAACCGCTGCCAGCGCCATCAGCGCCTTGCAGGAGGCAGGCGGCAAAATCACCCGCCTGCGTACGCAGGGGCTCAATCAGGGCTTCCGCGAGATGGTCACGCAGGTCATGTGGCTCATCAGCCAGTTCTATGACCGCCGCAGGGTGCTGTTCATCACCGGACGCGAGGTGAGCGCCAGCCCTGAACGCCTTTTCGGACAGGGTCTTTTTCCCACGCCGCCCTATACCGTGCAGGTACAGGTGCAGCGCCGCAATCCCCTCAGGCAGCAGGCGCAGAACGAGCTGGTGCTGCAGGCCTACCAGATGAGCGCGCAGGCCGGGCAGCATTTCCCGCTGAGCACGCTGTTTGAACTGCTGCAGGTGGAGGGCAAGGAGCGCATCCTGCCCGTGCTTCGCGACAACGAAAATCTGCCTGTCGAAAACGCCCAGCTCAGGGAAATGTGCCGACAGGCGGACGGGCTGATGAGCCGTCAGCAGCAGAGCGCTCAGCGCCGGCAGGAGCTGGTGGAAAAGCTGCTTGAGGAACGAACGCAGATGGAGGATACCATCCGGCAGATGCAAAGCAGGCTGGACGAACAGAACATGATCAACGAAGCGGAGAAGGACAGCGAACCGCCTGTCTGACCCGCTTTTTTGATACCCCAACCCATGTCATGGCCATGACAATGGCTGCGCCGGAGGCAAATTGCCAAACGCGCGTCAGGATCGGGCAGCTCCCCGCGGGCATGCCTGATTCATACCAAACAGAAAAGGAGGAAACCCAATGGAAAACAACACCGCAACCATGGAAACCATGCTGGACGCCGCTGCGCAGACGCAGCCTGCCGTGCAGGTTCATCAGCCTGCCGTGCAGCAGCCCCAGCAGACCGAGCAGGACATCACCCTCAAACTGCGCGCGCAGGAGCTGATCGCTCAGGCGCGCACCATTCAGGCCGTCGCCCAGACGGACGTGATGGCGCTGTACAACACCGATCCTGAAATCCGCGCCCGCATTCTGCGCGGCGAGTGGGATTTCATCGACGTGTGGAAGAACCTGCAGCCCGCCCAGCAGCCGCCCGTGCCTGTGCGCACCGCCAACGGCGGCGCAGGCGCCATGAACATCGGCGGCATGAACGATCAGCAGTTCTCCAAGCTCAACGAAATGCTCAAGCGCGGCGCCAAGGTGGATATGAGGTACTGACGTGGACGGCGGAAAAACTCGCTTCGCGTTTTTTTCGCCGGATGCTGAGGAATTTCTCGCGCAAGCGCGGAAACTCCCCGCCCCGTCGGCGACGCCGCCGGATACGATCATAGTCGGAGGAGCTGCGGCCCCTCCGACGCCACCCGGGAGGATGGCTGCACGCCGTCTGCCTTGGAGACCGTGAAACGTTCTCATCCCCCGGAATTCCTAAGGGGCAATGCCCCTTAGGCGGGGTGCAGGGGCGGAGCCCCTGCACGTCCCTTACCAAAACAAACAACATCAAAGGAGGACACTCAATGGCTCTTTTTGACAACATGAACATGACCACGTCCGGCGGCGTTGCCCCGGGTGTGGTGGATTACTACGAGCGCACGCTGGTGGAGAACGCCCGTCCCGAGATGGTGCACGGCCGCGACGCCCAGAAGCGCACCCTGCCCGAGCACAACGGCAAGCATGTGCAGTTCCGCCGCATGATTCCCTATGAGGCCTGCACCGAGCCCCTCAAGGAGGGCGTCACCCCTGCCGGTCAGGAGATCAAGCAGACCGCCTTCACCGCCATGGTCAAGCCCTACGGCCGCCATGTGGAGCTGACGGACGAGCTGAACTTCTACCAGCTGGACAACATGCACCAGGAGGTGGCTAAGCTGCTGTCCGATCAGGCGGTGCTGAGCCTGGATACCATCTGCCGCGACGCGCTGTGCGCCGGCATGAACGTGCAGTACGCCAACAAGAAGACCGCCCGCTCCGCCATTTCCGCTGCGGACAAGCTGACCCCCGAGGAGATCAAGCAGGCCGTGCGCACCCTGCGCCGCAACAACTGCCAGCCCTTTGAGGACGGCTTCTATCACGCCATCGTCCATCCCGACGCCATTTACGACCTGACTGCCGACGAGCAGTGGATCGACGTGGCCAAGTATCAGGACAAGGACAAGATCGAGCGCTACGAGCTGGGCTGCATGTACAAGGTCAAGTTCTTTGAAAGCACCAACGCCAAGATCTTCAAGGGCGAAAGCTATCTGTTCGGCACGACTGCCAAGCTGACCATCGCTTCCTGCGACGAGGCAAACCGCTGCGTCACCGTGTCCGAAGCCCTGACCGCCGACGCCGCCCGCGAGCTCAGCGGCAAGCTGGTGCAGGTGGGCGCCAATCCCATGTGCATCGATCGTGTGGATTATGCCGGCAAGAAGATCACCTTCCGTTGGATGCCCGAAGGCGGCGTCAGCGGCTCCATCACCCCCACCGGCGGCGGTGCGGACGGCGCGCCTGTGTACGGCACCGTCATCTACGGCCAGAACGCTTACGGCGATATCGAACTGGGCATGGGCGGCGAAAACGTCAAAATCATCATCAACCCGCCCGGCTCCTCCGGCGCGGCCGATCCGCTGGAGCAGCGCGGCACCATCGCATGGAAGGTGAAGGGCTTTACCTGCGTGATTCTGCAGGACGCCTTCATCGTGCGCGTGGAGCACGGCGCGAGCGCCTGACCAAGGGCTCTGCCCTTGGATCCCGCTTAAGGGGCATTGCCTATTAAGAATCCCGGGGACTGTCCGCGTGAAACGCGGGCAGAGGCTGATGCTTTTTGCTTGGGGCTGCAGCGAAGACCGCCGGAGGTCAAACAACGACCTCCGGCTCGTTTGGATACAGCGGCTTACATGTGCGTCACGTGCGTTTGCCCGGCGACAAGCTTCGTAGCCGAAGGCGTTTCCTTTTGGGCAAAATCAGCCACAAACAATCATCCCTCCTGCCCGCGTGAAACGCGGGCAGCACACGGGATTCCTAAGGGCGAAGCCCTTAGGCGGATGGGGTGCAGGGGAAGGCAGCGCCTTCCCCTGCATTCCGAACTGCGTACAAAAATGATAAGGAGAGATCATCATGGCGAAAAACACCAATGTTACCGTGGAACCCACCGTACGCATCTTCCTGCCTCTGGTGGAGGAAACCGGCACGGAAGTCAATGTGGATCAGACTGAAAACGTGATCATCAACGGAAAAGTCACCCAGATTCGCCGCGGCGAGTATGTGGATGTGAAGGTGCCGGTCTTCCTGCAGCTCAAGCAGCGCTATCCCAATCTGTAAGGGGGTGGGGAAGTGGATCTTTCGGCACTCAGGCAGCAGGTCATGTTCCAGATCGGCGGCGACGCCGGGGATGTTCAGGACTTTCTGCCTCATCTGACGGACTACCTCAACGAGGGGTACGACCGGCTGGTGATGGCCGCTTACGGACGGCATGTCTGCGTGGATGAGGAGGAGTATCAGCCCCTTTCCCATGACCGCAGCCAGCCCAATCTGCCCGACTGGACGCACCGCGCCATTGCGGACTGGGCCACGTGGCTCATCTGCCGCAATGGAAACGCCCAGCGGCAGAATCGCGGCTACGCCTTCCGCAGGGCCTTTGAGGATGTGGAAAGCCGTCTGCGCGGAGCGCACAACCAGCCCTATATTCACCATATTCCCCTCTGATGAAATGAAAGGAGTGATGGCCTGATGGCCTATGTAACGCGCGGCGCATCATCCGCCACGGTGCGGATTCCCGAGCACAAGGGCCTGATGCAGTACGGCGACAGCGTGGGTCTGGATCCCCGCTATGCAGCCGAATGCGCCAACGCCTGCACCGCGCAGGGCATTTTGCGCCCTGTGGCCGCATGCACGCTGCTTGCGCCCCGTACGCCAGCGCCCATCCAGACGCTGGCCCGGCTGTACCGGCGCTGGTATGCCCCGGATGATCAGCATGAGGTGCTGATCGCCGCAGCCGACGGCCAGCTGTACTGGATGCTTCCCGGCGGCGAACGCTGGACAAGGCTGAGCATGCCCTACGGCTGGACGCAGCCCCGCTACCTCAGCGACGTGTGGAGCTGGGCGGCGTATGAAATCAACGTGGAGGACAGGGACGCGCCGGTGGATGTGCTGTTGATGAGCAACGCACAGGACGGCATGATCTGCATCCGCGGCGATACCATGGCCGTCAGCGCCATTGCCACCCCCCGCAAGTTTGGCGTGATTGCCAGATATGCTGAACGCATCTGGGGCGGCGGCATTCCGGATGACCCCGATATGCTGATTTACTCCGCGCCCTATGATCCCTTTGACTGGGCGCAGAACAATGAAATCCCCGAGGACGGCGCGGGCGATGTGCTGCAGCCCTCGTGGGACGGCGACAGCTTTACGGCGCTCACGCCCTTTGGCAGCCAGCTGATTGCCCTGAAGAAAACCCGCGTCTGGCGCGTGATGGGCACCGACCCGGGAACCTATGTGTTCAAGGAGCAATACGGCGGCGGCACGCCCTGTCCCCAGACGGTGGCGGTGGACGGCTCCCGCATTCTGATGCTGGGCCGCGAGGGCGTTTTGTGCTACGACGGCGAAAGCGTCGCGCCCTTCCAGCAGCAGTTTGCCTGCCGGGTCTATGAGCGCATCAACCCTGCGGCCCTGCCCGGGGCGGCAGCCTGCCTGTGGCGCGGCACCTACTTTTGCGCCCTGCCGCTGGACGGCAGCCCCGTCAACAACGCCGTCGTCATGTACAACACCCGCGAAAACACATGGCTTTTGCGGAATGACATCTCGGTGGAAAGCTTTCTGCCCACGGAGGATGCGCTGTACTTTACCTGCTCGCACACGCCGGGACGCATCTGGCTGTGGCAGGACGACTGCATGCGCACCGCTCAGGCCCAGCCCATGCGCTGGGTGGGCGGCTGGCAGACGCTGGATGCAAATGATGTGGTCAAGCGCGGCTTCCGCGTGTACCTGAGCGCAGAATGCCTTCGGGAGGCCGCAATCCGCCTCAGTCTGGAAACGGAAAACGGCGTGCGTTCCAAAACGGTCGTTCTTCAGCCCGGGCAGGCAAAGCAGCGCTGCGTGCCGTTTTTTGTGCGCGGCAGGCGCTTCCGCCTGATCGTGGAAAGCGATACGGCTGCCCCGTGGCAGCTGCTGGGCGGCATGCAGATTGAGATGGACACGGAGGAGGACTGATATGGCGGACAGCAAACGGCGCAAAGGCGCCTCCATCAGTCAGTATGAGCCGCTGATCACCCCGCAGAAATGGTCGGGAGACGAGCAGCGCTTTGCCCTGCGCCTGACACAGCTGATGGATCAGCTTTTTCAGCGGCAGGCCTCCTTTGCCAGGCGGCTTGCCGCGCTGGAGGAGCACATGGGAAAGGAGAAAACAAATGGTTGAGATCAACGGATATGATATCGCCCTCACCCGGGGCGACAGCCTGTACCTGCGCGTGGATCTGGGCGGGCGCGATCTGCCGGAGGGCGCGCAGGCGGTGTTCACCGTCAAAAAGACCATCCGCAGCAGGAGCGTTGTCGTTCAGAAGCGCTTTGACGCATCCGAGGAGGTGCTGGGCATCGCGCTTACGCCTGACGAGACCAATCTGGCTCCCGGCGTGTATGTGTGGGACGTCCGGCTGCAGATTCCGCTTTCGGGCGGCGGGTACGAGGTGTACACGCCCATGAAGTATGCCGCCTTTGCGGTGCTGGAGGCGGTTGGTACGGAAATCGGCACGGCGGGAGGAGAGGACGAATGACGGCGGACGCTTTTCTGAACGCTGTGCAAAACATCGTTCAAAGCGCGCCGGTCTACCGCGAGGGCGGCACCGGTGCGGACGGCACCTGCGACTGCATCGGCCTGGTCATGGGCGCGATGTATGCCTGCGGACAGGCTGCATACGACCTGCACAGCTCCAACTACTTCGCCCGCTTCCAGACGGATGGGCTGGAAGCGCTTGATACGGAGGATCAGCTGCAGCCCGGCATGATTGTGTTTAAGGCGCGCAGCGGCGCAGACACGCTCCATGAACGCTATCAGCCCGGCGGCCGCTGCTTTAACGGCGATCTGCTGGATTACTATCACGCGGGCGTGGTGGAAAGCGTTCAGCCGCTGTCCATCGTCCACTGCACCAGCTCGAACAATGCAAACGGCATTGCCTTTGACGACAGCATCAGGGGATGGACGCATTGCGGAAGTATCAGCGGCCTTGCAAAGGCGCAGCCGTCCGGATGCAGCGCGGTTGTAACTGCACCGTCCGGCAAAACCGTCAACCTGCGCAGGCGGCCTGACAAGGCCGCGCCGGTCCTCTGCCGTGTTCCGATCGGCAGCGTTGTTACCGTCAGCGAATCGGCGCAGGGCTGGGCAAGGGTGACGGCGGACGGTGTGACCGGCTATATGATGGAATCCTTCCTCGAACGCGGAAATCAGCAGGAGCAGTGGGTGCGCCTGCCGCTTCAGTCGGTGCTTGACATCATTGAAACGCTCAAGGCCTTTGCCTTGACGAAAACAAAGGAGGAATTGCTTTGAGTTATGAAAACATGTCTGCCCGACAGGGCGTGACCATGCATCTGCAGACGTGGCGCGGCTACAGCGCCTATGAAATCGCCGTGCAGAACGGCTTTGAAGGCACGGAGAAGGAGTGGCTTGACAGCCTGAAGGGCTCGGATGGCCAGACCACCAGCGTAAACGGCGTCAAACAGTTCGACGGCGATGTGGCCATCAGCGGCTCGGATATTCCCGTGAGCGCAGCGGACGGCCGCAGGCTCAGCGAGCTGGCGGTACCGCTGGATCATCTGACCGCGGCCATTGCGGTCACGGAGGATGCGGTGGATCTGGGCGGGCGCTACATCGACAACGCGCTGTTCCGCTAATGGGAGGTGCAACAGATGGCGCAGGTAATCAGCCATTACACAGCCAAGGTGGGCGGCAGCTCCACCATGTACTACTATGAAAAGGCGGATGACACCAGCAAGGCCGTACGCATCTACACGAACACGGGCATTACCCTGCCGGCCGATTATAAATCCCGGTTGGAGAACTATATGTATCCGACCATTGATCCCGGCGGCTGGATTTTTTACTACTATATCAAGGATGTAACGCCGGTTTACAAGACCGTTACCGACGCCTGCACGCCGCCGGATAGCCTCGAGCTGTACACGGGCACCAAAACGCTGGTGATTTCCGGCGGTTCCGGCGGCGATCTGAACGCTTGGACGGGCTTTGGCGTCAGCTGGCGCGAACGCAGAATCAACAGCGCCGAGTGGAGCGACTGGAGCGCGGATAGTCATACGGCTGAGCGCAGCGTGGTGGTGTCGGTGAACAGCGGCATGGTGCGTCAGTTCCGCGTGCGCACCACGGGCGCGGCGGGCGAGACATACTACAGCAATTACGTGGTTTGTGAAACGCTGCTTGTGGGCAATACCGCCGCAGGCACGCCGGTGGTGCTGCTGCCGGTTTCCGGTACCGAAACCTGTTCCGCTGCGCCGGTCATCAAAATCGACTGTCCTCCGGATGTGGACGGCGACGCCATGACTCTGCACTGCAGCGTGGACGGCGAACCGTGGATTGCTGTTTCCACCCTTCCCGGCAGCGGCGGCGTAGCGTTTGATCAGCCGCAGCTGGGGCTTGGCAGCCATACGCTGCGCTACAAGCTGGTGGACGTCAACGGCGAGGGAGGCGGCGAGGACAGCGTTACCTTTTCGTGCGCGGAATGCACATGGAACCGTGCCATCCGTTCCGGCGATGTGATTGCCAACCGGGAGATCAGCTTTGTCAGCGATATCAACGAAATGCTGGAGCGCGTCAACACCCTGCGCGCCTTTTACGGCTTGTCCTTTTTGTCGCTGCCCGGCGTTCCCGGCGCTCTTTCGGACTGGCACAGGCAGCTGCTGGCCATGCAGACGGCTGTGAATGAATGCCGGGGCGTGGTCGGACAAAGCGCCTTCGACTTCGACCAGCCCTCCGGCTGGCCGCATGCGCAGCAGATCAACCAGCTGCGCGAAGCCATTGAAAACGCATAAGAAAGGAGAATAACCATGGATAAGATGTGGGAGAAAGCCGTACGCGCCGTGGCTGCGTGCGGAGGGGCCATCGCGGGCCTGCTGGGCGGATGGGATCCGCTTTTGCATGTGCTGATGGTGATGATGACGGCGGATTACATAAGCGGCCTGCTGGTAGCCATGATGGGACGCAGCACCAAAACCGAATACGGCGGTCTGAGCAGCAAGGTGGGCGCGATGGGTCTGGCGCGCAAGGGCCTGATGATGCTGGTGGTGCTTGTCGGCGCAGCGATGGACCGCGTGATGGGCACGGGCAGCGCCATGTGCCGCGATGCGGCCTGCTGGTTCTATATCGCCAACGAGGGTCTTTCCATTCTGGAAAACGTGGGTCTGGCCGGAGCGCCGTTCCCGCAGAAGCTCAAGCAGCTGCTTGGACAGAAGATGGAGGAGGATGAAAACGATGGCGACGACGCTTGAAACGCTCATCAGCGAACTCAGTCAGCACAAGCCCTATCAGCCCCTGTCGCAGGAGCAGATCGACCAGCAGGCGCAGCAGCGCTACCAGAGCGTGTACGACCAGAAGCGGCTGGATGCACAGCAGTCCTATGAAAACAGCGACGCTGCGCTGGCACGTGAGCTTTCCGGTCTGCAGAAGCAGTATGACGCTCAGCGCGTTAACGCGGCTGCGCAGACACGCAGCGCCTATTCGCAGGCCGATCGTCATGCACTTTCGCGCGGCATGCAGCGATCCAGCTACAACGAAAGCAATCTCACAGGCATCCGCCTTGCAGGCGACGCCGCGCAGCGCGAAATCGACCGCGAGCAGACGGATCAGGAGCAGCAGATTGGCCAAAAGCGCACGCAGCTCAGCTCTCAGCTGTCCCAGACCATCCGTCAGCTGAACGAAAACCAGAAAAACGACGAGCTGGACTATGCGGATGAGCTGACCGCCCGCGAATACGACCGCGCGGTTCAAAGCGGCGGCGCTTTGCGCGATCTGGCCATGCAGCTGTATGAGTATCAGCATCAGCTGGAGCAGGAAGCCGCCGAACAGGCCCGCTGGCAGGCGGAGTTCAACGCCAGATACGGCCAGAGCACCGCTTCCTCCGGCAAAAAGCGCGCGAGCGCTTCCACCATCCAGCAGACAGCGGCCGCTGCCGCAGCCTCCGGCGGCGTTCTCAGAAATCAGAGAGACATGATCCGTTAA